TTACCAACCTGTAAGTTCAAATATAGAAGTCGAATATAATAAAAATCAAAAGGTAAAGAACATTGACCAAATGATCGGTAGGCTTTCCGGTCTTGTTAAGTTAATGCCCGGACTTATCTTCCCGATTTTAAAGATGACCGAAATGCAATTTGAACTTTTAGGTCAAGAGATACAAACGATCCAACCCTATATTGCACAAGTAATAAAGATGGGTATGAATCAGGAAGGGGGGCAGGGGGAAACACCACAAGATCAGGGTCCACCCATGACAAGTAATCAGAACGGCATCCCGGTCCAAGGTCTCGAAGAACAAGTTAGAGATGGACAAGATTCAATGAAAGGTGGTATGATGTAATTATGATAACCCAAGAAGACGTAGATAGGTATTTAGGAAGAACAAGGAAGCATGGTGAGCGGACGCTATCTCTTTTGGGGCAGTATCAGGGGTTTATCGCCGCCATAGGAACGGAGATCGGGAAGGAATTATTAAAGGATCTTATTCGTGAACATGAACTTCTCTTAAGTAAGGTTGCGGATCTGGATGTAACGGATGAAGAAAAAATGCAATATAAGGTAGTAAGGAGGATGTTATTAACATGGGGCGATAGGATAACGGCTTATGAAACTAAACTAAAAGAAGTCAAAGGAAAGGAGATTTAAAATGGCTGAAAATGAAGAGACCTTGGGAACTCAATCCCCCCCAGAGGGCAATGATGAGATACCCTCGTCTGCAAGAGAAGCCTTAGAGGAAGCGGCTCCTCCACCTCAATCGGAACCCGATGACACCCTTGACGACCATAAGGAACGATCAAGGCTGGGCAGAAGGTTCACGAAATTTGAGCAGGAGATTGATGGTCTTAAACAGACTATCTCACAACTCAATACTGTTCTATCCCAAAGGCAAGATCCTTATGTGGAAAGGGCAATGTCTCAACCCTTGGAGGAAAAACCTCCCGTTGAGTACATTACCACCCCCGATGATCTGGAAAAGTATGAAGCATGGCGGGATGAACAGGTGGCAAGGAAGCGTAACGCATATGCCAATAGGTACGTTCATAGCATTAAGAACCTTACCTATATGAGTCCGGATATGCACACGGAGATTGAGCAGGAACTTTTGACGAATGTAGGGGAATACCCGACTTATTCTAAGTTTTCAGATCCAGCCGGAGATGCCCAAAAGAACTATATGAAGGCAGAAAACAAACTGCTCAAGCAAAGACTTGGCGCTAAACCACAACCCAATGTCCGTGGAGGCCAAAGTGCTCCTACGGGCGTATCTGCGAATACCCGTATTAACGCCCCCTTAAGAGCGCCTATAAAGTTGGATGAATACGCATCCAAGTTCGTAAAGCATCTTGGGGAGGCCGAGGATTCGGAATGGGTTCAGAAGTCTGTGAGTGATAAATGAAAAGCCGCTTTATAAGAACGCATAGGAAGCCTCTGCCTAAAAAGTTGCGTTCAAAGAAGTTACCCGGTTCTTTCGAGGAAACGGGGAAGTTTATAAAATGCTGGAACTGTGGTTCTACGATAGATACCACGAGAAACATTTCCGGCAGCGGTCATGGGGTACGCCATGAGGACTTTCCTATTGAAGATCTTAACGTAATAGGTGGTGGCGAACCAAAAGATATAGTTTTAACGATGGATACATTAAGCATGGAAGGTGTCATCCTTGAGAACGGCCCTGATGGTAATCCGATAACGGGTTATTATACTCCACGGAAATCCGTGGCAGTATCAGGATGCTGGCTCTGTGGTTGTCGCAACCTTCCTTAATATGGAGGATTGAAAAGTGGGCATGGGATTTGAAGTAGTATACGCCCCCCAACGACCAATCTGGATGCCTGTTGACGGAACGCAAGTTCTGATGCAAGGCGGTCTGGTGTCTTTCGGTTTGCGTACTCCCGCTCAAACTGGTGGTGTTGCTATTCTTACGGCAGCTTCCGGTACAGCGGACGTGGGCGGTGGACCGAGAACACCTTACGGTGTTGTTATTGGAGACAATAACGCCACTCCGGTGAACACCTTGCTTGGTACTGCACTTGTAACAGTACAGACAATCACGGGTTGTGATACCGCTGCGGCTCAGTTGGCAAGAGATTGGCGAGGTGTTGAGGGAAGTATGTGGCCAAAGGGAGACCCCCAGCCAATGGTACAGGTCGCTTTGATCTCACCATTGACTGTTTTGAAGGGGTATTTAAGAGGTAGTGCTACGGTTGGCACTACGGTAATAACAGAAACAACGGCAGCGAGTGGACTTTCAACTACGGGTGCGACCTTTGCGGCTACACTTGGGTTCACTTCAACTGCGAACTTCACAACGCTGGCTTACACATCAGGGAAGAACGCAGGAATTTATCGTATTCGTACTGATGGCGGTACAACCATCACCACGAATACCAAGGCGTTCCCTTACACTCCCGTTGTGGGGGATAAGGCGAAGTCGGCGAATTTGAAATTAGGCGTTGGCCAGTTAAAGACCGATACGACTTATGGTCTTTGGATTGACAATGCAACTACGGCGGCAACGAACTATTGGACTGTAAACATCTATGAGATTAACCTTTGCACGGAGCCGGGTAACGAATATGTTATCTTCTCCTTCATGGGTGACCAGTTCGTAACAGCAAACAGCGGTCGGGTGACGACCTAATAGGAGGCTATCATGGGAAATCCCTTAACAAGTTCACAGTTTATGCGGCTTCTGGACGACAGACTCCGCAAGGTTTATGTGGACTCTTTCAAGGAACTGCCTTCTATGGTCGATCAGCTTTTTGGCTCGATTAAATCAGACAAGGCATGGGAAGAGTTCTATGGTGTTGGTGCGGTTCCTGACATTCCTGCGTTCAATGGACTGCTGGAATACCTAAGTGTTGCCCCGCAATACTATACCCGGATTGAACCTAAAGAGTTCGCCGGGGGTATCCAGATTGAACGTAAACTTATTGACGATGACCGTTATGACGTTATTAAGAGTCGACAGAATGGTCTGGTTCAGTCTTTGCTTCGGGTGAAGGAAAAATACGGTGCTCAGGCATTCGGATATGCCTTTAGTTCCGCCATGACCTTTGCGACTTCCGAAGAGGGTGTAGCATTATGTTCATCTTCGCATACGACCAAGAGTGGTGCGGCAACGACGTCCGGTTTCAGTAATGCCGGGTCTACGGCGTTGTCCAAAACTTCGATTGGTGCAACCCGTATCATTATGAGGCAGTTCAGAAACGAAGTGGGCCAGAGGATCGTTATTGAACCCGATACCCTTATCGTTCCCGATACCCTCTACGATACGGCTTGTGAGGCCGTCGGCAAGAGCATGGATGCGAGTTCACAGCTTGACCCGGATTCCGGGAATAACAAGATCAATGCCCAATATGGTCGTTTCAAGGTCATTTCTTATCCGAGACTTGACGACATTGATACGAATAATTGGTTCATGGTCGATTCAAAACAGATGAAAGAATATCTCATCTGGATTGATAGGGTGGCCCCGGACATCACGACTGAAAAGGACTTCGAGTCCTTGATGTTCAAACAGGCCATTTATGCCCGGTTTGGGTACGGCTATACAGATTGGCGCTGGATCTACGGACAAGCGGTTGCGTAATTTACTTGGTGGGGGTGTAAAAAGCCCCCGCCATTTAACCGGGTAAGCGGGAGTTAGATTCTCCCGGGCATCAGTCCGATGTTCCTTTTAATGGAGGATAAAAAATGGGATTAACGAATTTTCCACAAGGAGTAACGAGTTTTGGTGTTCCGGTTCTTCCGGCTGCGGACCCCGTTATTGCAGGTAATGTTTATTTTGTCGGCAAGACGGCTTCGGGCAAATGGATTGCGGGAGTAGATGATCCCTCTTATGGGACTCTTGAAAAACCCTTTGCCACGATTGACTATGCCATTGGTAAGTGTACGGCAAGTCAGGGTGATGTCATTTATGTTCTGCCGGGGCATACGGAAACTATTGCTGCGGCAGGTGGGATTACCTGCGACGTCGCCGGGGTTTCGATCATCGGTCTTGGGCAGGGTAACTTAAGACCTACAATTACATGGTCGGAGACTGCATCGTCATGGCTCGTGACAGCGGCGAATGTTCTAATTAAGAACATCATTACCACGCTTTCAAAAGATGAAGTTGCTTCGATGTTTGCAGTATCGGCGGCAGGGTGTACCTTGGACAAGGTTAACTTTAAGGAATACGGTGCCAAGGGAGCAACGGGGCAGGCCATCCAGTTTCTTTTGACGACGGCAGATGCGAATGAACTTACGGTTTGCAACTGCTACCATAAACAGCAGACAGCGGCGAATGCGAATCAGGTGTGGATTGATCTTGTTGGCACGACCAATACCAAGATCATCAACAACACATTCATCATTCTTGCGAAGGCGGCTACTGCTTCTATTTGTATCAGCGGTTCTACCGCCGTGGTGGGCATTGAAATCGCCTACAATAAGATCATGTGGACAGGGGCTACGATTACAAACATCATCAACTTGGTAACGACTTCAACTGGGATCATCTACAACAACTACGTCGCTGGCGGTGCTGCGGTTCTCTTGGCGGCAACTATTGTTGGAGACCAATGCTTCCCGTTCAATAATTACGCTACCAATACGTTGACTGGTTCCGGTACGCTGGCTCCGACTGTGGCTGACGTCGTAACTTAACCTTTAACCCCGATGGGGCGGCGGGTAATCCGCCCCACTTATAATATGAATATCTCCGCTTCATGTATCTTAAACGAGAGATCCGTTGAAATAGATGGTGTCTTAAGGGATGTCTATGAACTTGGCTCGCTCCATGTCCTTCCGAGAGAGGATGGTCTGGGGAGATTTATCGTAAGTTATGCAGAAAGGAGGGCCGAAAAGGATGGTAAGTATTGTGTCGTTGGTCTTGCCCTACCGGAGACTTATGACAATGTTTATCGTAAGTATGGGTGGATTGATAATGGTCACTATGCTGGCAGGGTGATAATGACTTCCATTCCTGTGGACACGATAAAGGTAACGAATGTATGGGAACTTGACCTTAATGAAATTAAAAGGGCAAGAGAGGCGCTGCGTCTTTTCCTTACCTTGCCGATAACCGGAAAAGTTTTGGATATTGGCAGTTCGGACGGGTCTCATTCAAAGTATATGCGGTATCAGGGCATGGACGTCGTTACTCTGGATCACAACCACGATGCCGACATCAACGCCGTATGGCCCATTAAACTTGATTATAAAGTAGATGCCGTATGGTGCAGCCACATCCTTGAGCACAGCCGCCATCCCGGGGCATTCCTTGATGCTATAGCGGATGTCTTGAATCCCGGTGGTTGGTTGGCCATCACAGTCCCCCCGGCAAAGCATGAAGTGGTCGGCGGACACTTATCAATCTGGAACGCTGGTCTTTTACTTTATAATTTAATTCTCGCAGGGTTCGATTGCAGGGATGCGAAGGTGTATAGTTATGATTACAATGTGTCCGTCATTGTCAGATACAGAAAAGCCATATTACCTAAATTAAATTATGATTGTGGCGATATCGAACTTTTGCAAGCGTTCTTCCCCATGCCTGTCTATCAAGGGTTTAATGGTATAATCTCTCAACTGAATTGGAATAGCGAATGAAAGTTTATATTTTGGGAAAAGGCCGAGGCTGGGAAGATGCCCCTTATGAAAAGGATACGGATGTCTGGGGCGTAACCCAAATGATCCTTAAGAGAGACTGCACCCTTGCCATAGACATGAATGTTTATGATGACGGCAGGTGGGGGGAGAAGGAAAAGCAAGAGGCTAAACTGGCAAAAGAGGTCTGCCTTATAAACAAGATCCCTTATATTGACCTTGAGACTTATCCTTATGAAATAATAAGAGATTGCTTCAAGACTGATTACTTCTCAAACACGGTTGATTATGCCATAGCAATGGCTCTATATAGTGGTTATGACGAGATAGACCTTTATGGTATCACGATGGAAGAGGGGTCTGAATACTCTTACCAGAAACCGGGGTGCGACTTTTGGTGCGGCGTGGCGAAAGGCATGGGCGTAAACATAAGAGTATTCGGGCAATATGCTACATTGATGCGGACGAGAGACAAGAAGGTATATGGGTATGATTTCCTACAACAGACGTATGAAGAGAAAGGAGTGTTATTTGTATGAGCGAACTAAGTTTTTTTTCTGAATCGGACATGATTGTAACAAAGGACGGCACGAAGAGGATTTCGTCTGAATATCCCATCTGGTATAACCGACAGATGTTGGATGAACTTTCAGAAGATATCCGGATGGCGGAGTTTGATATAAAGTCAGGCAGGGTCAAGGACAGCCAGTTGGGACAGGCAAAGGATAAGTTAAGTAAGATGCGGGATAGGATGTCGGAAATTGATAACTCCATGCCCAAACTGGATGCTAAAGAGATCGATAAGATCGCAAAGGTCCGGAAGGAACTTGGTAAAAGCATTTCTTCAAAGATGTATTCGAGATCGGATATGAAAAAGGGTTTGGCTGATTCCCATGAAGAGGCCCGTAGGATGATAAGCCCTTCGATTGATCTTCCCCCGGAAGCCTTGGAGATTGCAAAAATGTGCAACGTTAATACGAAGGATGGAAAGATCAGTCGGACGGAAGCGGAGAAGATCTGGAAGATTACGGGAAGGTATTTAGACGAGGGTTCAAATACGGAGTCGCTTAGAAAAGATTAAGGGGGCGTTATGGATGGAAAATTGATGCTATATCAGGTAAGGCAACTTTTACAAGAGTCTTCGGGTTCTGGGTTCCTTGATGATAGGACGACTTATGATTACCTTTTTGAGGCGGCGTGTGAACTTACCTCTGCGTTAAAGTTGTCTACGGCATCACAGACCATTACCACGACTGCCACGACTTCCCTTTATGACCTGAATGCGGACTTTCTGTGCCTTTATGTCAAGAATGACACGAATGATTTTGTGATAAAGTATTACGACGGATCGGGTTATTACTGGCCGACATTCAGGGATGAAGGGTTCATCTTTCAGGAAAACTCTCTTACGGATTCTTCTATCCCGAACAACTTTTCCATTGTTGACGAGTCTACGATTCCTACGAATGAAACGGGAACTGCGACATCGGACGGTGCAGCAAGTAATGGAGAATGTACCCTTACGGATACCGCAGGGCTTTTTACAACATCAGGGATCTTCGCAGGAGATCTTGTCCATAATACGACAGACGGTAGTGACGGGGTGGTCTTGGTCGTAACGGATGCGACCCATTTGCAGACTGCCTTATTCGGCGGCACAAATAACGATTGGACGAGTGCCGATGCCTATACGATAGTCCCCCAGACAAGACGGCAGTTATATCTTGATCCCCCGTCACTTACCGCAGGACACACAATTACCGTAAGATACGTCCCGAAACCATCCCCCGTTTATTCTTCTTTTAGAAGTTACAGAATCCCGAGTCATTATATGCCAGCCGTTATTAAGTATGCCGCATGGCTCTATAAGTATCGGGACAGAGAGCCTAACTTCGGGGATGCGTGGTTCAAGTATTGGGAGATGCAATTAAGGAAGTATCATGCCAATGAGAATAGGAGTCCTGCAAGACAAAGGTGGACTATAAATATGACCCGGAGAACTCTTGATGATCGCTCAATGAGGTAGTCATGCAGAAAGTTGATAAAACTCTCGTCCCATTTAATTACCCCCTCAATGGTAGGTTGATTACGAAACTTGATGGCACTTTATTGCCAGATGCCCATTTTCAAGTTCTTGAGAACATGAGGTATAATGATGGAGGCATTGAGGGCATCGGTGGGATGACAAAGATAAACGCCGTTGCCACGACTTATACCAAGATCCAGAATGGTTTCCATTTTAAAAAGACTTCGCCCATAACGGAAAACCATATCTTTATCCAGACAAGTAGCGGAGCAAATTCCAAGATACTCAAATCTGATAATACTACGTCTATACCCGCTCAAGATACTTTTTCGGATTTCATAACCCTTCCTACGAACAATACCGTATATTTTGCCGAAGCCCCGGATCAATCAATGGTCATGTGTGATGGTTATACGAATTATGTCTATTCCGGAGATGAGTATCGTTCTGCCAAAGTAGTCAATTTCGATCCTGCGGGAACCTTTTTTAAAGACCATACCGTTATAGCAAATAATAATCTTACGGATGCGAGTAATATCTTCATTCTATCGGGAGTGGCGGGTGGTATAGATACGAACACGAAGGCTCTATATCATTTCAATGACGCATTAACGGATGCTACGGCAGGGGCGCATACGCTTACGGCAGTAGCCGCCCCGAGTTATGTTGCGGGTAGGTTTGGTAACGCAATTAATTTGAATGGTTCGACTCAATATGTCTATACCGCCGACCATGCTGATTTTAACCTTGCAGGGAACGTATATACGATTGACTGCGTAATTCACCCGGACGATTTTACTGCCAACCAACGTCCGATTTATTATCAATATGCGACAGACCATCTTGATTCTTTTTTGATCTATATTGACATAACTGGCGCTTTGGGGATTCTTGTCGAAAAGACAGGAGATGCAGATTTTAATGTCCAGACTCCAGATGGAGTCATTACGGCAGGACAGACACACCATATAGCCATTGTCCAGAATAATACCATTTTATATATGTTCATAGATGGTATACTCCAATACCAAGGTACTGCCCCGACTATTGTCCAAAATTATACCAGTAATATATGTATCGGAACAGATACGCCGGGTGGTGGTGGCGGCGTAAATGACTGGTTTGATGGTTGGATAGAAGAGTTCAGGGTATCTAATTCCGCCCGATGGTCAATAAACTTCACGCCTCCGCTTACTCCTTACGGAACGAGTACGAATGTCGTAGATATGTATATCGGTGCTACGAGGCCTTTGAGTGGGGTTAAGTTCTATCCCAATGTCGCCAATACTGCAAACACGTCAGCGACTCCTGCATTGGCTTATTATTGGAATGGTTCTGCATGGACGAGCGTGACGTCTTTGGTAGATGGGACGTTGGATACGGCAACGAGCACGAAAACATTGTCACAGGATGGGACGATCTCATTTACGTCTACGGTTTTGACTGCAAAGGTAAAGATCATCAATGAGAACTTGGCCTATTATTATCGTTTTACCTTTACGGGTATTGACGTAACGACTGCGCTTGAAATGGTTACGGTAAAAGCGCCTGTCCAGAAACTCGTGGATATCTGGGATGGGATGCCAAGGCAAATATATTCTTACCTTGTCTATACGGCGGCGTATGCTGATTATACTACAAATGTTTATGCACTTGATTACGACTCTGCGGATGCGACTACTTATGTAAATATCGGAGCTTTAACTGCGGCTCAATATACTTATGTTGGTTTTAATGAAAGACTTATTGGCGTTAAAATCTTTCTTGGTGGTACGAGTGTCAATACAAACGCTTGTGTCGCTTATGTAGATTATTGGAATGGTACGACTTGGGCGAATGTCGGTGCGATAGATGATGGCACTACGGTAGGTGGTGTCTCTTTTGCCCGGACAGGAACGATAACTTGGAACGATCCGGGTGTTACGAATGAATTTACGAACTCCGTTGGTAATAGTGCCCAATGGTATTATTACCGTATAAGATTCTCAGCCACGCTTTCCGCTACGGTAAGGATAGACCATATTGCAGGGATTCCTGTTCAGGTTAATTTAAGACCTTATCGTTATCCTATCCTTTGGCAGAATAGACTTTGGCTCTTGAACGATCAGGGTGCCAATAGAAACTCAGCCATAGGGTCGAGTTATGGAACCGTTTGTGTTTTTAATGGAAACGATAGTGGTATTTTGACCTTTGGGGGTATGAAGGATTTACAAGCGGCGGCTTCCTTATACACCCGTTATGGTGGGACGATCTATGAGAACCTCGTAGTCTGTAAAAATAGTGAAACTTATTTGATTGATGGAACGTCCTTTACGGGAGATCAGTCTGGTGCTGGTGCTTATGTCGTTTATAAGATTTCTTCTACGAGAGGATGTATAGCTCCTTTGACGATGGTTATGTGCGATACGGGTTATGAGGTATCCCCGGGGCTTACGAAACATACTTTGGTTTGGTTATCGGCATCGGGTGTTATTATGTTCGATGCTAATTCTATGATCGAAGTTTCAAATGATATTGGTGATAGGTTTGAAGTCAAGAGTTCCACATATCTGAACCCCTTGTATTCTAATCAGACCGCATCGTTTTATGATTCCGTAAGGGGCGAGTATCATTTAATGCTTGCTACGGGAGCCTCTACGACCCCGAATGAAGAATGGGTCTATGATGTCATAAGGAAGAAATGGTATCAGATAAAAAGAGGGGCTAAATATCTTTGGTCTGGTTTTGAAATAGAAGATTCAGGGGGTAATAAATACGCCTATGGCGGGACGAGTGATGGATTTATTGAAAGACTTGAATACGGGACTACGCTTGATGGTGTAAATATCACTTATAAAATAAGACTTCCGGACAGTCTTTTGAATACTTCATGGGATTCAAGAAAAGAAATGAGACAAGTAAGGGTCGTTGGGATCTGTAAAACGACTACGACACAAAAGATCGCCATAAGTCATTATGCCGATGGTTCTAATACGGCATCGAGCCCCACGATAACTCCCATAGATTGTAAAATAACGGGCAGGAGGTTCTTTAAGTTCGCCCGATCCGTATCTTTAAGAGGGACTACGCATAGTCTTGAGTTTTCAATCACGACCTCGGATGAAGCCATAGGGTTTAGCCCTTTATTTATCGGAGGTCAATATAGAGTGGTCGATTATGATCTGGAGGCATTATGAGTCTTTTAGAGGATTTTTATAAAGCTACGGCAAAAATGCAAGGTGGAAGAGCGACTCCACTTTCGGGTGCAAATAAGTCCTTACAGATACCCGGTCCAAGTAGAACATCTCCGCAGGGGTATGATGATGAGGCGGGAACTTATTCTTCAAAAAGCAAACAATCCGGGGAACCCAATGTTCCGGGTGCTTTGCCAGCGCTGGCGGCTGATACGGGACAGATTACTTCTCCATATCCGGGGGATTATTCAAGTCAGGCACCACAGGCGATTCAATCAATGGGGTTCCCAACGAGATCTCCGTTAGATTCAACAATGCAATATGTCAACGCCGCAAATTCAGCAGGAAGTCTTGTTGGTCTTGGGATCAAGGGTGCTCAAGAATTTGGGGCTTCATCCCCCGAACTCAATGCACTTGGGAGCGGACTTAGTGATGTCAATACTGCGGCGGGATACGCCGGAACCGCTTACAATTTGGCGACTGGAAACTATACGGGTGCGGCAAAAAGTCTTGTCCAACCCGCATTGGCTTATGGGACACAGTATGCGGCAGGGGTTGGGACACAAGCTGGAATAACGGCAGCGGCACAAGGGACTGGATTGACTGCTGCTGAATATGCTGCTTTAGGTTCGGGGACGAGTATCGCTGGCGGAACGGTCCCCGTAGCTACGGGAGCAGGGGCGGTTTTATCGGGAATAGGATCTGCTGTTTCGATTGCGATGCCATATTATGCCTTGGCTAAACTCGGAGGAACATTAGGGTCTGCTTTCTTTGATAATAACCCCCAGTATGCACAGGGTCCAGATATAATGGCGGGGAGAAACCCAGCGGCCCATCTTGCCTATTCTCTGCGAGAACCATTAGCGGTAGAGGAATACTATACCAACCTAATCCCCGATGATAGTTCTTGGAAGGGTCCAGCAAAACAGGCCATCCAGTATTCTAACCCCCTTGAAGTTGGAAGTTGGATTTCTGGTAACGCCCCTGAGAAATTGGCCGGGACTATTGACCCTATCGGGGGGATGGCTGGGGCATTGGCTGAATCCGCTGGTGCGCCAGAGGCAGTCCAATGGGCGTTAGATCCTGTGGGGTCTGCGATGAGAAGTTCATGTGTTCTTTTCAGTTTTCTCTATCCCGATGATAGGAAGAAGAGACTTACGGCACTTCTCTTTTGCGGAAGATTTGCCACACGGTCAACTCTAATCGGTTACTATTCTGTAAGTCGCATTCTGGTCTGGTTGATGAAAAAATCCCCCAAGTTCTTATCTTTTATAAAGACTTATTTAGTCGGAACGCTTTATCATTATATGAGATATAGACTTGGTAAAGAGAAAGGGGTAAGGAAGTGGCAAACACTTCTGATGTGGACATTCTGGGCTATATGCAACCTTTACTATCTCTTGAGGTTGCCGAGATATTATCCGCCCGGTTATGAGGAATGTGTGAGATCTGCGGAAAGTAGAACGCCGCATATGGAGGTGCAACATGGCTAATGTATTACAGGACTATTTCGATAGGCTTACGGCAGTCAATAGACAAAGGGGTATGACCGGGAATATGCAATATGGTCAAAAGATGGACGCCTCTTTAGCTGAGGGGTATTTTGATTCTTATCAAAAGAACAAAAAAGACTCCCAAGACCTCGCCTTAAGACAACAGGCATTGGACGACAATAGAGTATATCAGCAGGGCACCTTGGCTAATCAGACAAGGAGCATAGATGCAACTTCCCTTGCACAACAGAATCAAACTGAAATGTATAAGCAAGCCCTTGGCAATAAGCAGACATGGGATACCGTGAGCGCCATCGGGCAATTAGGTGCGCTTGGAGGGGGGGCTTATTTTAGGAACAGGGAGGCCAATCGGCTGGAGGGATTGAATACACCCAAAGAAGCCCCCGTTGTTAATTTTGAAGGAACGCCAGTCCCTGCACTTGGATGGGCAGGAACGGGGGAAACCCAATACAATTTTGAGGGTATGCCCGATAAGAGTGGTTTCAACCCTCCGAGCTTTGAACTCCCCAAAGGGGATCTTTATAACAAGCAAATAACACCTTGGTATGGTTCCGAGTCTCCGGACATGAAACCATTCTCGTGGATGAAAGACCTTTATTTACAGCCATACGAGGGTAATTATGGAACGGGAGATTTTAACTTAGGAGGTAGCTAATCATGGATATGTCTCATTTATTAACAGGAGGGGGTCCAGCGAGTGTCATCCCTGCAATGAGTCAGGCGTGGGACATGGGTGAAAAGATTGCCTCCGTGGGTCAGAGGGCAGAACAGAGCGCCATCACCGTAGAATCCGCTCGGAGGGAAAACGAAAGGCAACGAAGAATCGAAACCCCCATGTATCTGGAAGACATAAAGAATAAAGTCCCAGAAGTAATGCAGGAACCCTTATTCAAGTATGCTCAAGCAAGTGGGGCTATCGAGATGGACGGGAACCGCCCCATGATTAGGACGGGGAAGATGGAACATATCATGGACAACCTTGGCAAGAATAAAATCTTGCAAACCATGATCGTGACCGAAGCCAAGGATGCTTTATGGAAAGATATTGAGCCAAAGCGGAAGGCTCATATGGAACTCAAGTCCACCTTGGACAATGTCTTGTCGAGTTATGATGAGGAGATAAACACCCTCAAACAGGATGCGGCGGAGAACAATAATCCAGTCCCCTATGCCAAGATAGACGGCGTAAACTTAAAGAAGCAGAAATTTATGCAGACCGATCCGAGGTTCAAGCAATTAAACGATTCGGGTGCTGAGTTGACGAGGAAACTGGAGGAACATAACAGTTATGTGACTGCCCTTGGTCATAATGAGACCCTTTATAAAAAGTGGGGGGATAAGTATGGGCCGAAGAATGCAATGGAGATCGCCCTTGATATAAACAACGAATCGAAGGTCATGCAGGAACAGGCCGATGTCGTTGCCCGTGCGAATGCCAAAGCATGGTATGATGAACGGGGCAGAAAGATCGAAGCCGAAAAAACGGATAGGGCGTTTGGGGTCCAAGATAGGAAGGGTGAATCCGCAGAAACCATCGCCGCTAATAAGTTGGCGGCTGCTAAAGAAAAGGAGTTGAAAATTGCCGAGCTGGATAGACTGGATGAGGCTGTTGATAGAGACACACGGAAGGGGACAGTAAAGCCAACCGACAATGCCATAAAAATGATAAAGAAAAGGGCGGCGAAGTTCAATATGGACTTTATCGAGCAGGAGGAAGATGTTCCCAATAAATGGCTTTCGGGGACGCATAAGGAAAAAGTGTGGAAACTTGTTGATAAGGATACAGGAAAGCCTCCGGTAGAAAGGCAACAGCAATCAACTCAAGCTCCTGCGGAGGGTGCACCTAAAGTCCTTGCACCCACAGGGAATGTCTTTGCTGATGCGAAGGCGCTTCTTGCCGCTAACCCTAAGAATGGCCCAGACATCATCAAGCGGATGCTAAAAGCAGGAATACCAAGGGAGAGGATCAAAAAAGAATTGGGGATATAGCATGGCAGATATATTCGCAGATATGTGGCCTGTCAATTCAAAGACTGCGCCTTTTGATGTTACGCTGAAACAGGGAGAGGATGAGAATATTGTTGCGGGAGATATAGCCGCCGGACGCAGACACCCGGGATTATTTGACGATATGTTTCAAAAGGCAAGTAGCCAACCCATTCAAAAGAAGGTGGGGCTATTTGATGATATGTTCCCGCAGAAAGAAGAAGAACCCCAGCAACCCGGACAACTGGTCAATCCATTCCCTGTTGCGTGGGATGCGGCAAAGACTATCGGGAGTGGGTTTACTTCATGGATTCCTGCCGGATACTCATTCCTCACTCCATTTGAAATGAATCCACAGCAGTTGCCAAAACTACGGGGGATCGGGAAGACCATTGCGGCCTTGGTTCCGGGTAGCGGTGTGCCCCTTGGGGATTGGATGAAAGGGCTTCAGGAGGCATCTAAGACAGCACTTGAGATCCAAGATGCTCTTGTGATTGAGCCAAAAACCGAAAGAGGGGCTATGGCGGCGGAGGCTGTTGCAAAACCCATTGCATGGCTTAAAGAAATTGGGGATGAGAATGGATTATATTATGATCGCTTAGAAGAAGAAGCGACCGCCCCCGGCGATAAAGCAATTTACAGGGCGTTAGCAGCGGCCTCAAGGTTTGGCGGTGAGGCGGCTCCGTTTCTTCTTCCTGTTGCATTTAAATACGGGAAAGCAAAAGTCACCTCTACCATTAAAGAAATCCCCCGCAAGTTCAAAGAAAACCTTTCTATGGATAAATCGGTCCCCCCCGAAATGCTATCAGGAGAGGAACTCTTGTCCGAAAGGCGCAATACAAAGGGGATATTTGATGATCTCTTTCAAAAAGAGTCTCTCAAATCTGATGCGTCCCTTAATATTCAAGAGACAGCCAAAGATCAGGGGACAGAAGTCAAGACCAAGACAATCGGGGACAGAGAAGTAATAGAGAAATCCCCGGAACCGGGTAAGGTATCTAAACCAGCAGAAGGTGTTAAAGAGAAACTCCCCTATGAAATGACTCCGATGGAGTATGTTAAGGCGGGAGAATCAGATATCGCTGGTGGGCATACGAATGAGACTGCCCTGTTGATGGAGCATAAGAAACTGGTTGAGTATGCGGCCTCGAAGGGCGTTGAAATCCCAGCAGACATCCTTAAAATCTACCGTCAAGAGCCGTGGGCCGTTGAGCTTATAAAGAAGCGCAAATCAAAGAGCGCCGCTGATGAGATGGTCGAAGCCGCAGAGGACACTCCCCTTTATAAAGCAATAGAGGAAATCAAAAGACAGGGCGGCATTAGATATGCCGATATGGTTAATCTCTTTGGAGAGAAGGCAGATTGGAAGGGCAATAAAAGGTTAACCACCTTGTCGAAGGATATGCCGGGACTGATTAGTAAAAAAGGCGGGGCTTTAATCGACAGGATAGCTGATGAATATGGGTTTGCATCTGCCGATGAACTTGTTACCGCTATCATTGAAAGGAAGTCAAAGAGGGAAATCGCAAGTAAGGTTAAGGACGATTTCAACTCTCTATATGGTGAGGAGATAGCCCTTGCCAAAAAGAACATGGTTAAAACCCCTAACGGAGTCCCTGCCGCAGATCTTTCCGTTGGCGATATTTTAATGAAAGACGGAAAACCCATGCGGGTTGGAGTGATCCACGGGGGGGAGGTCCATATCATGGATCACAATAAAATCCTCCATACTGTGGATATGCTGGATGTGGTTCCTGCGGATGTGGCAAGGGTTAAAAAGGGTATTTCTAAGTCTTCTGGCCCAACGATAGACAAAATCCCCGAAGCAGAGTTTTCCACTACAAGTGGAAACTATGGTCTAAAGGAAGCCCTATTGGACCTTAATGATATTCTGGGGAAAACGGGAGAGGCGAGCGGGATAAGGGGTGGCAGGGAGATTACCCCGGAACAGTTAGCCAAGAGAGACAGGCTTTCAAGGTTCCTTGACAATGCGATTGCGGAGGCAATGCAGAAGGGTTTAAGGCTTGCCGACCAGTTAAAGGTCATGGGGATAACGGATACAGATTTAAACAGAATGATGGCATTCCAATCTGAAAGAAACCGACAAGCGAGAGGAGTCGAAAGAACCGACTTCCCCCAAGAAGCAGATGGCGCTACTTCAATTAAGAATGCAGAAACACTTACGGACAGGCAGAACAGAAATCTTCAAGAAGTCAGGGATATACTCAGGCGGGGGGATGAGGCTATCCACGATGAGGGGGTAAGAAGGGTTGCGTCCGGTGAAGTGGACCCGAGAATGATGGCCCGAAGCATTGTTGAGAACCCCAGAGCGATATCGGGTGAAGACGCTTATGGTCTTTTATATGACAGAATTACCTTGAAAAAGGAACACATGGCAGCCAGAGACGAGATAACTTCTGCTCGTGCCCAAGGTGATGTCATTAAGGGAGCCGAAGCACAGACAAGATTACTTGCCATAGAGGAGGCAATGGCTATCAATGAAGCCGCCACCGTTTACGCTGGGACCATATCGGCCCAAGGGTTAAGGGCAAGACGGGCTTTAATGTTAATGGACTATTCTCTTGTTGAAATGGTTTCGAGGGAGATGAGGGACAATGGCGGGAAACCCCTTACCCCGGAGTATAGAGCGGCGCTGGAGAATTTCTCTAAACGCATAGAAGAACTACAAACAAGGCTCGGAGATAGAGACCTTAAGATTAAGCAATTAGAATCTGCTGCGGCTGTCGAAAGGATGAAGAGGGAGTTCGCTAAAGAGGAAAGATTTAAAAAGAGAACTGATAGACAGTATGCCCTTCGGTCTGAGTATGGCGGATATCTAAACGAACTCAATGTGGCATTAAAATCAGCCGCCAGAGGTGAATCGCTAAGTGTTGGCCTTCCCCCAGAGGCAGTTAAAGCCCTTGGGAAGATGGCAAAGAACAAGGTTGAATCGGGGATTATAACAGTTGAGGGGATTATTGATTCGATCTACTCTGATATCAAGGAGATGGGGATTGAATTAAGTAAGAGAGACATCCGTGACGCTATCTCTGGTTATGGAAAGACTTCTAAGATGAGCCAAGAGGAGTTAAAGGTCCAGTTAAGAGAAGTCAAAAGGCAGATGCGGCTCATTTCTGGACTTGAAGATGCACAGTCCGGTCAGGCTCCATTAAGGAGTGGTCTGCAAAGAGATATCCCCAGCGATACAGTAAGGGAATTGGATCGTCAAGTTAAGCAAGCCATGAGGGATAGCGGGATTGATTTTACCACTACCAGAACACCCGAACAGCAATGGAAAACTTCTCTCGATGCGATTAAAACTGGATTAAAGAATCAGATAAGAGACCTCGAAAAACAGATCGCAACAGGCGAGAAAACCCCCAAGAAGACGGGCGTTAAGTATGACGCAGAGGCGCTGGGATTAAAGGAGAGAAGAGATTCCCTAAAAGCCATAGTCCAAGAGATGGAAGGAAAACCCGAGATCTCCGTTGAGGTAAGGATTAAAAACGCCCTTAGTGCTGTTGAGAGATCTATAAAGGAATACGAGAGAAGGATCGGGGAGTCTGACCTTGAACCCCAGAAGAGGGTAAGCAAGACTCCTGAGACCCCAGAATTGAAGGCCGCAAGAGAGACAAGGGATGCCTTAAAAGAGACCTACAAGGAAATGCAGAGAGAGGCACGACCGAATAAGACCCCCGAAGAGGTCGCTCAACAGGCATGGAAAACAAGGAACAGAAACAAACTTGCCGAACTCGAAAGACGGCTCGAAGAGGGTGATTTTGAAACTACAAAGAGAAAGCCAGTCGAACTCGATAAAGAGTCGATGGAGATCAAATACAATCTCGAAAAGACAATTAGAACCTACAATGAGGCCAGATTTAAAGAAGCCCTAAAGAGACGGTCAAAGGGAGAGAAGATGTTCTCCTATATAGGGGAAGTCCAAAGTCTCGTAAGGGCTTTATGGACGAGTTTCGACTTGTCGTGGTTGAGGCAGGGTGCCCCGATAGGGATAGGCCATCCTATTTTAGCAGTTAAGTCTTTATATACGGGTGCGAAAGCATTTAACGCAAAGCAGGGCTTTATCTCAATGCAAGAAATTAACAATCGTCCAAACGCTACGAGATATAAAAGAGATGGTCTCGATCTTACCACGGAGAAGTCTGGGGCCAACATGATCGAAATGGAGGAAATGTATCAATCTCGCTGGGCCGAAAAGATCCCCGGAATAGCACAGTCGCAAAGGGGGTTTACTGTTGGCTTAAATAGGTTAAGGGTTGATGCCTATGATGCTTTTGCGGATATAATTGAAAACCCCGGAATATTCAGAGGGATGCTTGGGCTTAAACCCAGAGAAATGACATTGGCGGAAGGAAAGGCTATCGCTAATCTGGTGAATGTGGCAACCGGAAGAAGTAGCGTTGGGAAAAGAAGTCAGGCTATTGTAGGACTTAATCAGTTTCTATTCGCCCCACGACTGGTTATGAGCCGCTTCCAGTTATTGGCTGGACAACCCCTTTACAGGGGGACAATGGCAACGAGAATGATTGTTGCTGAACAATACGCAAAGTTCTTAATCGGGGGTGCCCTGTTAATTCAGTTGGCCCTTGTTGCTGGTGCCGATGAAATTGAAACCGATCCGACCTCCTCTGATTATCTTAAGATTAAATTCGGGAATACACGGATAGACCCATTTGGTGGATTACAACAACCCCTTGTATTTATAAATAGGCTTATCTATGGACACACAAAGACCCAACAGGGCAAGTTAGTCCCAATAAGGGATGACTACAATACCGGATTGGGCGATAAACCCTACGGCAAACCAAACGCATTTGACTTGACCGCAAGATATGTCAGATCGAAACTCGCCCCCGTACCGGGCATGGTTGCTGATACGGTTACGGGACAAAATATTATGGGACAAAAAGTAAATGCCTATGACCTACCGGGCAAGCTCATTACCCCAATGACCTTTAATGATATTTTTGGTTCCCTCAAGGAGAAAGGACTTGCTGGAGGGGTTGCACTTGGACTGCTTTCAACAATAGGTATGGGGGTTGGGAGCTACGAGCCGGGGGTTGCTGAATCAACCTTCTTCCAAGATCTTCGTAAAGAGTTCATCCCCGATGATGATGGAAGAAGGCGCAGGGCAGGTCGAAATAGGAGATAGCCACCCACTACATTTTGTTGTATCACTAACGGACACTTATAAATGTGGCGCTTAAGTTGACCCAAATGTAGTGGGTGGTTTATCCGTAACTTCCATAAAAGCCTTTTTAATATTATCAGACGAATACTCCATCCTAAACAGATCCCTAAAATGACCCCTTCTTGCTTTGAAATAACTTTGAAACCCCGGCAATCTTGAACGATCCAATCCTTCCAAGGGAGCCTTTATACCCCCAAAGATGGCGTTGGGCGATTTCTGCTCTTTCATCCCTTGGCCTTTCTTTCTGCCTTGACCATTCTTAAGGCCGGGGATTCTTTCTTGAGCCATCTTGAACTTTTAACTTTACCAAGGATCTTCTCTCTTTTCTTAATCAGCCCTTCGGCCATTTTCCAAGAATAATAAATAGAAACGGCAACGCTGGCTGAAATCAGCCCCGTAAATGCTATGGCTATCCCTATCTGAAACACTACTTGTAAGAACAGTTCGATGGTCATGGTGTCCTCCTTTCAACGCCCTCTATTGTTTCTGCCTTATATGCCCTTCGTTCCCTTTCTATAATTTCTCTTGTCCTATCTTCTAACTCATATGGCACGCATACTCCACCCTTCCCTCCTAATACTGCTTCGACTATCCTTATCACTCGTTCAGGAGACATATTCCGTTCTCCCGTAGCATCTTTTGCCATCATTTTTATCTTCTCCAACGCCTCGGTCAGTTCCTTGATATGGGCTTCCTTATCCGCAAGCATCTTTCTTAAATCCTGCTCCTCAAGCCTCCACTCTCCAGACGCATCATCATAACATCCTTGGTTGTAAGCAATCTGCTTGTCCTTCTCGGCAATCACACCCCGTAAATCATCGTGTAGCAGTTTAGCAAGGCGAATCTGCTCTCCTATCTGTTCGTCCTTCTCCGCGATTACATCTACATGGGTCACGATAATCCGCTGCCACTGCTCGACTTCGGCAAGGTGGTCGGTGTAGAGGACATAATCACCATCCTCATCTTCATCCATGAAAAAGTTGTTATTGAAAAATGTCGGCGTGAATCTGTTCATACCCCCTCCTTCTGTGCGGCCAGCCGATATTCCATTATTTCTATGCGTATGATAGCGGCGCACAATAGCAACCACATGGCGGGGGCAAGTTCAAACACCCAACATACCACTGCGCTTATCAGACAAACTATGTAGAATACTTCGATAAATTTCTGCACTTTGCTCATTTTACCCCTCCTTCTGTGCGGTTAAATAAGGGCGGGCGGGATTGGTGAGAGTCCGGTATTCAACTCCGTTCCTCCCGCTTTGAGTCCATCATGCTTTCGCACCGCCCTTTGTTCAAGTTACTTCGTCAACCATTCGTGCAGCTCTTTTGCCGCACTAAGCACTTCAGCCGATGTAGGCTTGTTTTCGCCCTTTCCGGCTGTTGCACTCTGACACATAATCAGAGTCGCAATCCGCAACGATTCGAGTTTGTTTAATACGCTGTCAGTCATGTGCTTTCTCCTTTCCGACCTATTGGTCTATTTTGGCTACCCCCTCCTTCTGTGCGGTTACTTCCTCAAGGTTATCATCAAAATACTTTCTGGCAACATACCATTGATCTTGATGGTTTTTGGGATTTCTGGCAATCATCCCCATATCAGATTCGGGGTGATCCGTGTCGCTCACGCTGATTCCGGTTAAATCTTCACCCTTCACGTAGGGCCTCATTTCTGATAAACCTTTCCTGCGATACTGTTTGAAATTATCCATTGATCTTCTCCTTTCTCACCCATAAGAAAAATGCTAAATTAGCAACATCCACCCAATCACCCTGTTCTACGTTTTTAAGCAGCCTTGCCTTTAATGTTCTAACTGATAAGGTGTTCCATCCAACCCACCCATCTTCTTGTTTTGTAGCCAGCACCAATTCCATCGCAGCGAAAAACTTTCCAAGCCATGTAAATAACTTCATACCCCCTCCTTCCTCTCTGCAAGCCAATCAAGATACTCGCGCTTCTCCGTTATGCCGGGAACATACCCTATCAAAAAGGCAACCATCTCCCGCATTTCTTTGAGTAATTTATCCTTCTCCGCAACTACGGCAAGGTGGTCGGCTTTCAGCACAACTTCTTCCCGGTGTTTCTTCGCCTGTATCAACTCATGTGCATTATAGGTCTGTATTATCATACCCCCTCCTGTGCGGTTAGCCTCACGGAACATATTGTTCATTATCTATTGCAATCTGTCTGGTGATATTACCCTTTTTTATTTTTACCAAACGATCAATAAGTTCATCGTATAACTGCACGCCAACCGGATTCATCGTTTCCCGTGTAGTTATAAATATACGGGCATGTTGAAGAGTAGTAAGAATATTATCGTCTAACGTCTCGCTCGGTGTGTCAGTCCCGCTATAAGATGCTATTGGTTCAGCCCCCAGGGCTTTTCTGGCAATCGAAATAGCAGCAAATATATTTAATGATGTGGCTACCCTTTTTAGACTCGATTTAAGTGCTACAATTTCCCTGTCTTGCTGCTTTAATATGTTTAACATTCTTGCCATGTATTCTCTTTTTATGACTGTATCTGGCGCAAGGACAAGCTCCTGCATAAACTCCACAAATTCATAATCGTCTAATAATGTTGGTTTCATACCCCCTCCTTCTGTGCGGTTACGG